ATCGCTGTATCGCTTAACCCAGAGACCAATACGGGGTATTACTTTGAGATCCTGGCCCTGACAGATGACAACCTTGAGCAATATACCAATGCGGTCGTAAAGAACATTCTTTTTTACAAGGTCATGAAGGACGCCGAAGACGATGGCACCTACAATGCTATTCCAGTTCCGTTGTTTTCGGGAATTGGAGAGATCCTTGTGGACGACGGAAGGTTCGTAGGTCAGTCTAGGCTCAGTTCAACAGAAACAACCACCGTGTATGACCTAGCAGTTGAATCTGTCAACACAGCTGGTGGCAAAAGATTTTTCCTATATTTAAACGGGGTAAACATAGCTATAGTAGATGACAATGACCCGCTACCAGAGTATAACAATATGGCTCTTTTTGTCAGGGGATCTAGTGAATGTATGTTTGAAAATGTATATGCCTTAGCAAATAACTATAGTCAAAACACAGTGTTCGACCTATCTATTGATAAGGTCTCGCCGCCTATTGCAGACGCATTTGGTGTGGGCGAGCTGTCTGCCAACAACTCTTTTCAAAAATATGCCATGAGTGGCCTGGTTCAGTCAACCTACTTATCTGGAGTTGGGCCATCGGAACCGCCAAAATATAACATCTACTATGAAGAATTTGGAACCATCATGAGAGAGGCCGCTTACTTTAACGTTAGATACGACAAGGCATTCCCCGCATTGTACGCAAAAATGTCTCCAACCTTTAACAAGGTAAAGGGCTATACGGTTTCTAACTTCTTCGCTGGGGCCTATGGGGCAGAGTTTATGGTATTCAATGCCACAGATACTGCCCTAAACCTAGACTCTACAAGTGGAAATTACCTTAGAATCCAGGGCGTAACATTTACCCAGCAGTCTACGAATGATCTCACAGTAGACGATTACTTTAACAATAAGTCAGACCCAACGCTAATCTCCCTGAACAAAGACAACAGCCTGACCTCCCCAAATAAAATTAAGCAAGATTATTTTAATATTAAACAAAGCAGACTAGAAAATGGAACGAAGTCATTCTCGATGTCGCCAGCCTATATCCAATCCGAAGACTCCGCCAACGAGCTTATGGGGTGGATGGTAAATAAAATAATGAAGCCATCTAGGTCTGTCGGTGTCGAGGTGTTCTCAATGCCCATTATTCAGCTGGGAGACATTGTGCAAATTGACTACACCAATAAAGACGGGGTCAATGAAATCGCTCCTCTAGATACCAGGTTTGTAGTTTACAACATAGAGTATTCTAGAGACGGTGACGGACCGTCAATGAATCTTTACCTAAGTGAGGTTGTCTAATGGCCGACGATATTAGTGCTACACCCGTAAGCCCAGCTCGAGTTACTAATCAGGACACGCAGCTGGCAGCTCGAGGAGGCATCAAGCCTGCTACACCAGATCTAATTATTTTTAATCAAGATGCCGTGCCAGTCGATGCTATGGCAGATCTTATTTTTGAAGACATTGGCGGACACGAACTAATTAATATGCTTAACCATGACACCGTCAACGGGAAGAATATAAACTACTCTCTGATCTCCAACTCCGCAGCGGTAGCAAAAAGCTATTCTCCTAATAATATTATATTCACCCCTGGCACAATCAACGAGTTCTTTAAGAACTTTGCAATTAGGCTAGATACTCATCAGCCAGAAACTAAGGAAGCCAACAGGTCTGACATCCTGTACATAGATAGGATAACAAGCCCTGGCTCACTAGTCATAGAGTTTACCAAAATGGAAAAGAACGAGCAGGTAGAGGTTCAAATTCTTAACTCTGGCGAGTACTTAGATGGTATAATATAGTAAGAATTATGGAGGAATTTTGATAACGAATAAGGGCCGAACTATTTTGGCAAAGTATTTGATTGGCCAGGCACCAGCCTATGCCTCTTTTATTGCTTTGGGGGTTGGACCCAAGCCTTTGCAAACTCAGGACGCTCCTGCAGACTACTCAGAAAAGACAGAGCTAGACTTTGAGGTTCTTAGAGTTCCCATTTCTTCTCGGGGTTATGTTTATGACGAGGAGGGCAACGCTAACGTAGTCCTGGCAGCAGAGCTACCTTCGGAGCAAAGATATCAATTCACCGAAATCGGCATTTTTTCTGCTAAGTCTAATCCATCTACAGGCTCCGCTGGCAGCAGAATGATCTACACCTTTTCCAGATCTGAAAACTGGGAGTATCACAATGAGACAAACTTTACTTCAGTAGGTCTTGAAGAGGGGCCCTTATATAAAGACCTAACTGAGAATCAAATTAAAGATGTGTTTGACGAGAACGGTACTCCAATCTTAGCATTTAGGGCAACCTCAGACAACGCCCTGTTCCTGGGAAGTACAGACAGAATTAACCGTTACGAAAGCCCAAGATTCCTGGACGAGGCACTTTTCTTAAGGGGAGACCTATCCAGAATCTTAGATACATTTGTTGTTGACCCCTCATCTCCTTCAAACTTAAGGCACATCCACTACACTGGAACGCTAGCGACCCCAGACTTGGCAAAAAATTCCTCATTAGATGAGCTCAGACTCTCCTTCTCCTTGATAAACAAAAAGGATAACCAGGTAGAGTTGCCAGAGTCATTAAGGCTGGTCGTGGAGTTTGCAGATAACGACTCTGCATCAGCAACTAACTATGCTAAATTAAATATATCTTTAGACTCTAGTACGACAGATTTTTCTGCTAACAGATACTTCTCGATATCCAAGAAGCTTGAAGAGCTAGAGACTAGCCAGGGCTTTACCTGGAACAGCGTCAACTTGGTTAAAATTTATCTATCTGTTTATGAAGAGGGCGAAGTTCTTTCAGAGAACTTTTATGTTGCTCTAGATGGTCTAAGGTTTGAGAACACCACATCAGATAGCCCACTGTATGGATTGTCTGGGTACTCCGTCCTGAGATCCGAAGAGGCACTGCCGTTTGTTAAAGAGTCTAACTCCGCCAACCTGGTTGAATTTAGATTTGGATTGGATGTGCAATAGTGGCAAGCGGAAGCAGGAAAAGCAGAGTTTTAAAAAAAGATCTTCCGCCAGTAATTAAGCTGGGGGAAAACTCTTTTGGCTACTTGGTTAGGCACAGGGTTATCTCAGAGGACCGCAACCGATTTTCCGCCTGGGCCCCAGTAGCAAAGGTACCAGCGTTTGACCTCGACAACATTCCTACAGTCGTTGATGGCAGCCTATCTATCGTGGGAGACTCCGTTACTGCTGTCTGGGGAGATACGCTAGACAGGCCTAGCTATGACGTATTCGTAAGCTATGACGAAGGGGCATCGTTTGAGTATCACGGAACCTCCCCAATTCACAGCTACTCATTTCTAAAGCCCACGGAGGCTACTTCGATAAGGGTTGTTATTCAAATTGAAAGCATAAACAAAGAACGCGAAGATGTGCTGACAGTTTCCGACTTTAATGCTACAATAGGATCTTAAGGAGAATTATGGCAAAGATACCACTGCCCCAAAGAGGACAGCCACTGGACCTAAATTATTTGTACCAGATGGCAACCGTAATTAATGATGTCGCGAGCAAGGTCTCCTCATCTAATCAGAACACATCTTATATTGACACAGCTTCGGCTGGGTCCAAGAACGTGCGTACGGCAGACTCTCGGATTGTGGGTGGCTACCTAACAGTACAGAACACCTCAACCACCAGCCCTGATGGAGAAGGCTCATTCAGCTACACCTTTGACAGCGATTTTGCCTATGTCCCAATTGTTACGGCGACCCCAATCCTAATTGAGGACGGGGCAACGGAATCAGGAAAAGATATTAGCGTGGTGTTGACAAAGGTCACTACAAACAGGGTAGAGGGCGTTGTAAGGTTTAACACTATTGGTGTTGCCTCCGTAGGAATTAATCTATTAGTCTTTGGCATTCCAGTATAATGATTAGTCGGGAAGAGTATAACTCAGCCCCAACAATCAATCCGCACAACAATATGTGGTTTTTAAATGGGGACCTGGTTAGAAGCTATCACCTAAACAGATCTAACGGAATAATGTCTGTTTATAACATTACAAAAGGTCAAATCGAAAGCTGTCTAATCTCAGACTTTAAGAGAAATCGCGAACGGGCCTATTCAATTAAAAAGACTGCAGAGCTAGTTAATAGGCATGTAAAATACTTACCAACCCTGATAAAGGAGGGGGAGATCCCACCACCCATGGGTGCCCAAAAGGGCGGGGATCGCAAATGGCAGGTTAGATCATACTACTCCGAATCACAAGTAAGAGAAATCCGTGATATACTAGCCACCAAGAACATAGGAAGGCCCCGCAAGGACGGCCTGATAAATAACAATACAACTCCTACAGTTCAGGAGTTGACAAGACGTATGGGAGATGGTATGCTTACTTATACGAGAACAGAAGATGGACGTTTCATTCCAGTGTGGACTGAGACGGTATAAACAAACGAAGGGTATGAGATGGAAAACGGAGAGACAAAGGTTAATGTAGCACTTGGCTACACACTAAACCTCGGCAACTTTCAGTCACTTAGGATTGACCTTGGTGTTGAAGACTCTAAAAAAGAGGGCGAAAATGTACAGCAAGCCTTTGATAGGGTTTACGAATTTGTTGAGGAAAAGCTAGCAGAAAAGGTTAAAGAAGCTTCTTCCGAAATGGGAAACTAGCTCATGGCTAGCTACAAAGAACGCATGTCGCTGCTGCATAAATATGCACAGCTGCACCTAGCTAAGTACGGATCAAAGCCAACTCACAATCTTAATTCTGAGCAGTGGGCAGCCGATAATCTTATCGAGTCCTACGGCCAGTATGAGTGCTACGATCTACTAGAGTATTATTTTTCTGCCCACGAGTCACCTTCGTGGAAGCATTTTGCAATGCGGGCAGAATTCGTGTACAATGCAATGGTACAAACCAAACAAGACAGAATCGAAAGAGAAGAGAGACGGAAGATGGCGAAGGAGTGGCTCAATGGATAACGCCGAATCAAGGCTTTTGTCTGCAGTCCTAAAAGACAAGCAAATCCATGTATTGATGCAGGCCAACGTGGACGGCTTAATGTCTACTCATGGAGACGTATGGCAGTTCATAAAGAAGTACGCAGAGAGTAATGCTGAGCTTCCACCAGCCAAACTGGTTAGAGAAAAGTTCCCAGACTTTTCTGTCAACGAAGACGTCGGTGCCACCAGGTACCACCTAGAAGAGGTGCAAAGCGAGTACCTCAATAGCACCCTGAAAGAGATAATTAGATCCGCAGCCTCTGGCGTGCAGGATGGCAAAAACTCTGAGGCCCTAGAAGAGCTGATTAATCAGACATCAGAGCTAAAGAAAAATACTTCTATAATTAAAGACATTGATGCCACAGACGCAGTTGATGCACTTGCATATTTTGAAGAGGTAAAGCGTAGGAGCGAGTTGGGCATCCAGGGCATTCAGACAGGCCTGCCAGGCTTTGACAACTACTTGCCGTCTGGAATCATGCCAGGGCAGCTCGGTGTATTCCTTGCCTATCCAGGTATCGGTAAGTCATGGCTAAGCCTATACTTTGCCGTGCAGGCATGGAAGCAGGGGAAGTCACCACTCATTGTCAGCCTAGAGATGAGCGAGACAGAGGTTCGCAATAGGGCTATTACTATTATGGGCGAAGGCTATTGGTCACATCGCAAACTATCTAGCGGCGACATCAGCATGGAAGAAATGAAGCGGTGGTATGAGGGGCACATCAAAGACAAGCCCCCATTCAGGATTGTGTCTAACGACACTGGTGGAGACATTACTCCATCCGTTCTTCGTGGAAAGATTGATCAGTACAAGCCAGACTTCGTAATTGTGGATTACCTACAGCTCATGTCTCCGAACCAAAAGGCAGATAACGAAACGGTACGTATGAAGAATCTCTCCAGGGAGCTGAAGCTCATGGCAATTTCAATGGAGGTGCCAATCATAGCTATCTCATCAGCAACGCCAGACGACGTTACTAAGCTAGACACTGTTCCTACACTGGGGCAGACTGCATGGTCACGTCAGATCGCATACGATGCTGACTGGGTAATGGCTCTTGGTCGAGGCAGCAACAGCGACGTGATGGAGTGCGTGTTCCGCAAAAACCGTAATGGATATATGGGCGAGTTCATGGTCCAGGTAGACTTTGACAAGG